CTGGCATATATATCCCTTTCCTTAAAAAAACATATAATATTTACTCTATCTCCGTCTATTACTTCTTGTACTTCGTGCTGAATGTCTTCTGTACCCTGAAAACATATAAATGTTCCTGGCTTTGGATGTAATTTTAAATCTTGATTAGGAAAATTTATTGCTCCTCCAGTATAACTGTCTGCTAAATATAATATTCCAGAATAATCATTAGTATACTGATCCTCATTATTGTCATAATGCAAAGAGTTTTTCCCACCAGATTTCATATGACTATAAAAAAAAGATTTCATTACGATATTTTTTTTAAAAATTTCAGACATTGTTTTTTCTATGCTAGGGAAAAGACTCATAAGTAGATCAATTGCAACATCTGTAGTTCCATCATAATTTATAACCTTATTTTTGCCACAAATTTTATATGTATTCTCATCGTTATTGCTAATACTTCCATAAACACCAGTGTGTTCTGTTGGCTTTAAGTCTTTAGAAAAATTTTCTACAATAAAACTTGCAGTATTAGGAGATATAAAGTCTTCTAATATAAAAATTTTATTGTCAATGATTTTCATTATTTTTTATTTTTCTTTTCCTTTACATACCAAACTGGCAGTTTTAGATCGTCTCCAGACCACTCATATCCCAAAAGTTTTACAACAAGTTTAATAATTTTAATACGCATTATTTTACCTTTTTGCCAAACTTAGCCCAAACTCTTTCATGCAAGAAATATCCGAGGGCTTCCCAAGCAATATAAATTAATGCTCCTAAAGCAGCATACTCATATTCCCATTCTCCAGTAGCCAGATAAACTCCTACCGCAAGAACCCCTGCAACACCAATCAGGTGAAATGTTTCCCAACTTAGTGTTTTTAATAAACTTTTTTTTGCTGAATCCATTGTATTTCTCCTTTGTTATATTATACCATTTAGGTAATAGATTGTGTGCGATACATTTCCTCTGCCCAGTATTTGTGATATGCTGGACCCAGGTGTGTGTCGTCGCTTGCTTTTAATGCTAAGTTACTATTATACACATACTCATATATTTTTTCGTTATCCATGCTATAAAAAGTTTTAAAATTATCTAACGGATGAATTTTGTATCCTAGGTACCATGAAAATGAAAAAAGTTTTATATTATTTTCTTCACAATATTTTTCTAATATATAGTAATACTGATAAGATAAAAGTTCTAAAGTTTTGTTTGATTTTAAAATAGATCTAAAAAATTTTTCTTTATCTTTTTTATAAACATAAAACCTTTCTATTTCTGGAATATTAAAAAATATAACATCTGGCTTTCCAAAATTATTAAAATATTTAAAAGCATTTGTTATGCATGTATAGATAGAATCTCCTGGCACCCCTAAATTAAAATAACCAGAGAACTCATTGTGAATATTAATTTCATCATAAAGTATTTTTGACCATATTTGATTTAAATATAATCCAGTGCCCCAGGTGTAAGAACAGCCTAAAAATAACACATGTTTATTGCTGTGATTTTTAGTAAAATTGTCTGATCTAAAACCAAAGTCATTTATTTCTTCTTGTAAAACCTCTTTATGATGATCTCTAAAAGGCTTTTCCCAGTCTGATATCAATGCTGGTACCGTAGACATAGGAACATCTCCATATAAAGATTCTTCTGTTAATGGATTAAGTCCTATAGAATCAACATTAAAAAAATTTTTATCAAAAATCATTAATAAAAAAACTTTCTTTGTTTGAGTTGTTTTTTAATTTTATAAAATATTATTCTTTTTTTTAAATATTTTAATATTTTTTTGATTAATTTCATTTTGTGTCTTTCTATTTTCTAGTTACAATAATCTTGTCGAAATTACCATACTTAGAAAACTCTACAGTTAACCCTTCATAGGTTACACTATCTCCTTTATGAAGAAGTATGTCCAAACTATGATAAGATGGAGCACCATTACAGATTGATCTTTCTGTAGTATTTCTATTAGGTGGATTAACTGGAACAAGGAAGTCCTGTCCATGACCAAGCGTCATGTCTAATACATAAACCAATACTCCATTTCTTGGTGTTGGAGTTGTACAAGAAAACTTAGTGACTCGTCTTGATTCAACCAGTAAAGCCTTTGTAGCAGAAAGTGGAAACATTGCTAATTTAATTCCAGATTCTTTGTTACTTAATGGGATTAAATCTATTTCTACCTTAGATATTGATTTTGAATCTTTGCAATATACCCTTTCATCAGGCATCCATCTTGCTAACATTCTTAGCCAACCGCTTAGTTCTAGACTTGCTCCGTCCTGAGAACCCATGATATCCCATTCATTAAATGGAGGAACTTCAGGTCCACCACTGCCGATGTGTGGCAAAGCCATACCGTGACCAAACTCATGAAACCAATATGCCCATAGTGGTGTGTCAGGCCTTGTTTGATATTGACCTGAAATAGTGAATGATGAAATGCGACCTTCGTTGGTAATTGTATCTTTCACATGTTGATCCCATGGGAAACCATTCTCACCCTCTTTTGCAATTGTTTGATTTGTTGGGAGCATAAAGTTAACAGTTTGAACATTTGTGAAATCAAAAGTTGGATCAGCCGTAGCCATTGCTGTTTTAAATAACTTTATTCCACCTGGCGTATTATTTAGACCTCTTACTTTTGCAACAGGGTAGTCAGTTGAAACTCCAGGCAACCTTACCCAATCTTTTGCTATTACCCATTCAACCTTAAACTTTCCTTCACTGACAGTATCAGCCCACTCAGATAAAAGTTTTGTTTCTTTTTCTAAACGAGATCTCCACTCTTTGTCTCCTGGTAAGTCTGAAAAATCAATAGGAATCAAGGCCCACTTAACTGTACCTGTTCTATGAACTGGACCTGCAATAGACTGCAAATATTGTTGGCTAATCTCTGGAAATCCCGCTACAGCAAATCCCCTTCTTTGGCTTACTTCTTTTATTCTACAAAATTCAACATTATCACCCTGCACAGACGGTGCTTTATAAACTGCTGTTTCGACAGTTGGTGTAGGTGTCGCAGATGGAATAGGAACTGGTGTTGATATAGCACTCACTGTTGGAGTAGGTGTTGGTGTTGGCTTTGGCAAATAAACAGGTGTCCATCTATAAACATTGCCTACTTTTTTACAAATAAGATTATTTTTAACTTTATTAATTTGGTTTTTAGGACATGCCTTTTGTGTTGCTGCTGATGCCTGAAACATTGTTAACAGTAATGCAAATACCAAAAATGGTACAAAAAGTAATTTTTTCATTATATAAATATCCTAACTACAAGTTCACATGGGTCGCCTCCTGCTTCCCATTCTTCTACTTCTTCTTCACTCATATACTCATACCCACCGTCATGTGTGTGACAATAGGGATCACTAATCCAGCCTCTTTCAATGCCGTTGTTTATCCAAATACTAAACTCTTGCTCCTCTGGAGACAAGTCATCCATACCCATATGATTCATATATTCAGTATATACCTAAATGCTTAGTATGTCAATAGGACCTTTACAAGACATAGAGTGATTAATGGCAGCATTTACTGCAAGTACCGCTCTTTTTCTTGCGTCCTTTTGTTTTTGTGTTGAATATAATGATCCTAACGCAAGATCAGAACCAGAACCCATAGCAAGATAATCTTGTTCGTATTGTGTTAATGACATATCTCCAGCATTGTGCTCATATATTTTCCCACGAACACATATAATCATTCCGAAATCTGATGATGGAGAAGTATCTACCCACCAACCTTCATAAAAGTTACGAAGTGCTTTTAAAAATTTGCTATACATAAACTTATCAATACTGCCACGACCTTCAAAAACTGGTGGTACAAATAGATGTTTTATTCTATCTCCATCCATAGATCCAGCATACCCAAATAGATATCCTTCTTTTTTCCATATCTTAGGACTTGAGGATACATTAATTACATTGTCATCAGAGACACCACGATCTCCAGCCATCCATAATTTATTATTTACTTTATCACGCACGACTGCTATACAAGTCATGATAGCCTTTCTGATTAGTTTATATCAGTATATCACTATGGTAAAAATATGTCAACTATTTGACATCTTGTCCACATGTTGGACACTTCTTTATTTCAGGCTTATTAGATTCTACTTTGCCTACAGGTGCTGACGCCCCTTTAAACTTAGGGCGACCAAATCCTACTATAGAAACCTGCACACCTTTTTTATTTTTCTTGTATGCTCTTAATTGTTTGCATACTTCTCCACCATTTCTCTGGCTACCACCTTTTTTATTGGTAGTATTTCCTTCAATACACCAAACTGTTCCGTCTTCATTATCTTTGATAACAATACCAACATGTGAAATACGATCTACTCCATCTGCAGGAAAATCAAAATATGCAATATCTCCTGGTTCTGGGTCACAGATTTGTGCATCGTACCAACGACCAGCCTTTTTAAATGCTGCTGCTCCTCCTGGAGTGTAAACAGTATTAGGAATTTTTACTCCTGCCTGATCTCCACACCAGTTTACGAAAGAACCACACCAAGGCTGAAAGTTTGCACCAGACCATTTTCCATATTTTGTTTCATTATCTTTTGGACCTTCAATAGTTCCAATTTCTTCTTTAGCAATCTCAATAAGTTTTGCTGCTGTTCCCATTTCTGCCATGATTAATCCTTATCCCAATCTTCATCAATATCTTGTTCTTCAGGCATTTGTCCTTCTGGCTTGCCTTCTACTATTGGCTCTTCTTCAACTACCGCTTCTGTTTCTGTAACTGCTGGCGACCCTTCTGCCAATGGTTGTACGGTTTCTGCAATTGCATCAGCACCGCTTTTACCAATCAACAAACCTGCTAATGTTCCTGTAATAAATGTTGCTACTGATCCAAGAACATTGAAAAACATCTTATCGTTTTCTGATTGTGCGCCAACTGGCTGGGTAACAAAAATAAGTGCATATAAAATTCCCATTGCAGTAAAGAATAAAATAGAACCAAGAATGATTCCTAATGCAAACTTTAACCTTGCATCTAACTCTGCTGGAGTGTACTTAACTCGTGTACTCACTTTTAATTCCCTTCAGACATTTCATCAACCATTTGGTTAATGTTGTCAACATTCTCTGGCGCTGGTGCGCTTGACTCTTCTTCAATTATATCAGAAGTTGTTTCCTGAACTGGCTCCTCTGTTATTTCTTCTTTGCCTTCTTTTGGATCATACCCTAATAAATCTGTTGTACAGGTTCCAGTAGCATCACATAAAGGTGGGTTGCACTCAGGTGCTTCCCAGTTTGTAGGATCTTGGCAGGGATACCTATAGTGACCATCATACCCGCAGGCAGATAGGCCTAATGCCAAAATAATAGAAGAAAATATAGCAGTTAGGATTTTCATGTTGTTATTATACTATTCTTTTTCTTCACGAAGGGGTATAGTTATCAGCCATAAAATAGTTGCTGCTATGGTTGCAAGGCCTACTATTTGTTGAGCAGTACCTGTAAGAGTAAGCCAAGCAATGAAGAATCCAAGCAGTGTCCATACCTGGGCTATGCTTTCCTTAACTGCCTTGCCAAACCAGCCAATAAAGCCTTTTACAGCCTTTATAGACCATCCTGGTACCTTCTTTAAGAACTGCCAAACCTTTGACAAATAAGGCTTTAATATATCAAGGTTTACATTAAGTTTTGGTCTTGATATTTTTGGCATTTTTATTCTTAATAAGATAATTTTAAGTTTGTCCATGTTCGTATTATAACCTCCTTGTTAGAGCAGATGTCACAGAAGCCACAATGTTAGAAACCAAAATTACTGGAATAATAACTTCTTGTGCCTTTTCTCTTTGATCATCTGTCATATCTTTTCCCCATTGGGTAGGATCAGATAATTCTTCTAAATCTACCGCAGCAAAAACAGCAAGCGGATCTTCTAAAAATAACTCAGCAGCAGCCTCAGTAATAGCGTCTGCAATTGTATATGGCATAGCAGCATCAGCATTTTCTTCTGCCTTTTCAGCAAATGAAACAATAGCAGCAGCCACAGCAGGATTGTCTTGTGCTGCCTCTGCAAGGATTGCTATCTCATCTGTTTTAACTCCAAGATCTTTCGCAAGTTCTACCTTAGCCTCTGGAGCCAGGGCAATTAAAGATTGACCAACAACAGCCATTTGTTCTGAAGTCAGTTTAACAGTAATATTATCTTTGCTTGTTAGGTTTGCTAATACTCTTGTTAGATCTTCCGTGGTACTATTACCTTGTGTTGGTTTTGGAGAAGGTTCAGGAAGAGTTGGCTCTGGTTGAGGACTTGGAGTGGGAAGAGGATCTATATCCGTTTGCTGAGGTGATGGCTCTGGTTGAGGCTCTTGAGTTGTCTCAGGCTCAGGGGTTGGAGTTGCGTTTGATTCACCATCTGTTTGATCAGTTGGCTCAGGATTGGGAGAATCTGGTTCTGTTTGCTCAGGCGATGGCTGGGGACTTGGAGTAGGTTCAGATGAAGGCTCTATGGAAGGCTCTGGTGTTGGTTCTGGAGTTGGCTGCATACTCTCTTCTGGCGTGGGCGATGGTTCTGGCTCTGGCGTTGGTTGTGGTTGGTTTGCTATAGCCTGTGCAATTGCAGCAGCAACTCTTTGCGCTTCTTCAAATTCCCACTGCTTGTTGTATTCTTCTCGTGTATCTATAATTGCTTCTTGCATATCTAATATTGCTTGATCATAATTCTCTTCTGTATCTTCTTTATCTTGCAGCGCATTATTCTTTGCAGTCAAAGCATTTGTAAGGTTTTGTTGTGCTATTGTGAGGTTTTGTGTAGCAGTTGTTAGGTTTTGATTTAATGTTGTGAGGTTTTGGTTTTGAGTATTATAATAAGCAAGTTTATTATTATAAATTGTTTGCTTAGTTGCTTGATCTGATACCGCTTGATTATATGCATCTATTTGTGCTTGAGTAGCGCCTGTGCCATAAGAAAATGTATTAAGATTACAACTAAATCCTACTCCCCAGCCTCCAGTATAATCACATCCTGCTCCCGTCCATCCTCCAGGGATTGCCCATCCAAGATGGTAGTATCCTGGGCCTCCACCGTTGTACCACCAAATTTCTACATTTAAGGTTTTATCTGTACTTACATCATATACTGGAGAATAAGGACTCCAGGTAGATCCTTGCTCCTGCCAATTATTAATAGCAAGTTGTCCATTGACATACATTCTAAAACCATCATCAGTATATCCAGCAAAATATGTACTTGTCCAATGATCTGGAACGGTAATTATTCCAGTGAATTTAACTATAAAATTTTCATACCTGCCACATACTGGCGGCTGCATTGAATTTGAATTCCATACCCCAGTACATATTACTGCATCTGGAATGGCTACTCCGTTATACCCTCTTGTCAAATAATAAACAGTATATTGTAATCCTGAATTTCCAGCATTTTGAATTGTATACTGTGTTGTTTGAAGATTAAGATTGGCTATATCTAAATCATCTTGAGCATCATTTTTATCTTGTAACGCTGTGGCCACTGTTACTGTTTGTCCATCTACTGCTGATTGGGCTAATGTTTTTTCTTCAAGTGCCGTGGCTTCTTCTTGAATAGCATTATTGTAGGACTCTACAGAATCTTCATATTCTTGTATTGCATCTTCTTTATCCTGTCTTGCTTGTACTGCATAGTCATATTTATTATTTGCAATATCAAGAAGCCTTTGGGTTTCTGTTTTATTTACAAGGTTTTCTATATCTATTTCTAATTGTTGGATTTGTTCTTGTGCTTGAATTAAAGGATCGTTGGTTGCCTCAGATGAAGTAGAAAATAACCAGCCGAAGGCAAATATTGTTGATAAAACTATGCGAAATATATTGTTTTTAATTTCTCCTCTCCCTGTATGCTACAAAGAGATTATATCATTTTATTTAATATCTCCAACAAATAGGATTGATGCCCTGGCATTACTTGATTTTATTTTATGATAAAACCCTTTTGGACAAAACAATATATCTCCTCTGCCTAAATCAAATGATTCTAAATAAGAAGGATTTTCCCATGTTGGCTTGTCAGATACAGTCCAAGTGTTATTACCTTCGCAATGCACTGTAATTCCGTCCCAAGCATCTTTATGACTTCCTATGTCAAATCTACCTATAGAAACTTTTGGGCCATGACACTGAAAAAACAAGGTTTCTTTAAACTCTTTTAACTGTAAAAAATACTTATCTTGCTCAAAATAATCTGGAATAAGACTAAGATACGACTCATACTCTGTTATAACATTTTGTTTTTCATTGTATTGATCATACAAACAATTTAAAATTTCATCCCATCTGGGTATCTCGTCATCATTAAAAAAATTTTTATAAAATAATGGCATGTTTTTATCTTTTGCCTCTTGAAGACTTTTAAGCAAATCTGTATATTTATTATTGGACATGATTTTATTATACCATTTTGTTATAAAAAAAGAGTGGGGCTTTTACACCCCACCCTATTTTAAAGAACCTAAAACTACTTAAGGTACTTAACCTTAGCCTTTGGATTCTTTGCATTCCACTTCTTAGCGAGTGAATTAAAGGCAGCCTTTACAGCAGCCAAAGCAGCAGCATTGTCAGCATTAGCCTTTGCAAGTGCAGCAGCATGTGCAGCAGAAGCATCAGCAAGTGCCTTATCAGCAGCAGCCTTAGCGGTTACGGCATCAGCCTTAAGCGTTACAATTTCTGCCTTTAGAGAGATAATCTCTGTATCAGATGCCAACTTTGCATCAGCAAGTGCCTTATCAGAAGCAGCCTTTGCATCAGCAGCAGCCTTATCGGCAGCAACCTTATCGGCAGCACGAGCAGCCTTTTCAGCATCAAGGGCAGCAGTTACTGCAGCAAGTTCTGCTACAAGATCACGAACTGCAACTTCTGCATATGGAGCAAGAGTACGTGCTGTAAGACCAGTTACGTCTGCTGACTCTCCATCTGTTGCTGTTGTCAATGAGAACTCAACCAATGATCGTGTTGATGTTGTTGGCAAAGTTAACTTAAATTCTGCTACACCAAATGTTGCAAGAGTTGCACCAGTTGTGGCAGTTGTTGTCTCAAGTGTTCCGCCTGAACCAAATACACGAGCAGTGATTGACTTACCAGATACCTTGTTTCCAAATACATCTGTTGCAGTTACTGAAATTGTTTGCTTGGTTCCAGCAGCACCATTTGCAGGTGCGCTTACAGAAAGAGTATTAATCTTTCCAGCAGTTCCTTGTACATAATATGTTAGGGTTGTTCCCTGATTCTTAACAACAATTGTACCTACTGCAGTCGTTTTAGTATATACATAGAACGTTGCTGTTGTTCCAGTACCTGTTGCTGTTGTTAATGATGCAGAGCCAGAAGCAGATGTTACTGGTGCTGTGCTTGCATGTAGTGCAGCAACAACAGAAGCATTTGTAGCCTCAACTGTTACTGATGTTCCTGTGTCTACGGTAGCAACAATCTTGAGTGCATCTGCAGCATCAACAGTATTATCTGATGGTACTGGCAAAGCAATTGCTGTTGCAACTGATGTTCCTGCTGTCGCAGGGGCGTTTGAATCAACTGTCAAAGCAACAGTCATTACGGCAGCGCTTGCAGGCGCTACAGAGATTGTGCCCAGTGTCATGGCTGCAACCACGGCGAGAGCGATCTTCTTAAATGAATTCATTTTTCTCCTTATGTTCATTTTATTTATATTGTTTTTAGTCTATCCAAATAGTCTTTTATGTCTTCTATTTGACTAGGTTTATATTGTATCACGTTCTCAGGGAGCGTGTCAACTCTACGGGGTTTATCCTTAAATGTGTGAACCTCAACTTCAAGGTTTTGATCTCTGGGTGTATAGGAGATAGCACCAAAAATAGAACCACATACAGCATCGGCCAAGTCCTTAGATTTTTTACGTGGGTGATCTACCTTATCATTTTTCATAATCTTAAGTTCAGTTAACTCTTCAAACAAAAGTTCTATAGCAGGCATAGCGAGTCGTTCTTCATAGACAAGCATAGCCATATCCTCGTAGTGCTTCTTTGCTACTGATACTGTTTCTGTTCTCATGCCTACCGCCTGCAATTCGTTTTGAATATCAAACGATTGCCAACGGTCAAATGTAACTAATCCTATATTAAATCCAAGCCTTCTTAGATTTTGTATCCACTGCTTTACTTCAGATAGGTTAACTGGACCTTCAACTTTAGGTTCCCACCAGGCTACAGCATCTACAACTACCACTGGAGATATTTGTTCATAGTCTTTAATTACCTGCACATTTACCCATTTCTCAACATGTGCAATAGCAACAGCACACTTGTCATGCTTTTGTGCAAGGTCAGCATGAACGTAGTAAACTTTTTCTGGATCTGGCTTAAAGTTTTCTTCAAATCTTCTAAAGTTATCAAGAGGATTTCTAATGCTCATGCATGCTCTTACCTTGTCTGCCTGCTTAAAAAATGCATCAGAAGCATATGTGGGGACACAGGCAAAGCGCATCATTGCATCACCTAAGTCTGTCATAAACGCAATTTTAAAATCATCAACCTGCCTTGTTGGGTTAACTTCCCAAGTAGGTCTTTTCAGAGCAAAAACTCCAGGGTACTTATAAGACTTAATATGATCTTCATCCCAACTAATATCAAACCAGTTATCTTTATCGTCTTCAGGCAGTAATGGATTAATAATAAATCTATGCGTTTTACTTACCACTTCTTTGTCTGCAATTACTGATTCATACCGCTCAGAAATAAAGTCTCCGTTATATCTTGGAAATGAGAGAAGAACTACCTTACCAAGATCTGGAAAGCGAGAGTCAACTGATCCACGGAATGCTTTATAAATATTGTCAGCAGTTTTTCCCTGTTCATTACCTGTTGCC